CCCGCTACGGCTATCGCACCGCGTGTCTGGCCGGCCTAGGGCGCCTGCTGGCGTTCGCCGGGATGATCGCTCTGGCCTCGGCCGGTCTGGCGGTGGTGCTGCAAACCTCGGAATTGTTGTTCTACGGGATCAAGATTCTCGGTGCGGCCTACCTGTTCTGCCTGGCCTGGCAGTTGTGGCGCGCCGATCCCGGCGTGGAGAACGTGGTGGCCAGCGCTCCGGTGGGGATGCTGGCGCTGGCCCGGCAAGAGTTTCTGGTGGCGGCGGGCAAGCCTAACGATTGCCAATATTAATTTTTTCTAAGAGCTCTTCCGGCCGTAGATTCAATCAGTAAACGTACGGCTACACTTTCTTCTCTACAGAGGAAACACAATGCCGAACTCAGACTTGCTCCCTTCCCTGCTATTCAAGATCAGCGAAAACCAACTCGCCCTCGAAGCAGCCATTCTAGAGCTGTCGAACTGGGTCGAGCAGCGCGGTGCTGGCGACGTCGCCGACAATGTGCGCGGTGCCCTGGAGGCGATCGACCGGAATGAGGAATTTATCAAGATGACGCTCGCGGTGATGATGACGCCGGAGTGAGTGCTATCGCCCATCAGCAGCCATCCAACGGTGTCTTCTTAATCTGGGACGGTTCACCCCTGTATGCGCTAGGGTGTAATATTCAAATTCTCCTACTAGTTATGGATTCCTATTTTGAACCAGATCCAACGAGTTCTTGCCCAAGGCAATTTTGATGGCCTATGTCTAATTTATTCTATTTTCAACGCGTACAAAGCGCTCAAGCACCCTAAAGAAGCAGCTTCCAAGTTCATCGAAAAATATACTGAACAGTGGAAGGTGGTTATCGGGAATACACCATCACTGCACAACTTTGTGTTAGGCAAAGGCAGCGATTTTGGCATTGAAACCGATGCCATGGACGTCAAGATAAAGCGGGCGTTCATCGCGACGAGTTTCGACGTAATGACTGATGATTCACAAGATTCGCCTGTCGTCACTGCTATCGATATTGAATCTCTTAAAACTATGGACTTCACCGAAAGCGTGGCGGTTTTGTGCGTGAAGAAATCCGCTAGATTTGAGCATGGCGGGATGGGAGATCATTGGGTTGCTATCGTCGGTAGGGACGATGTGCGGGGTAAATACCTAGTGGCGTGCTCCAACACCCTGCTTTACTACGGATTTAAAGAAGACAGAGACAATCAAAACGGGCGATATTTCAATACGTCCATTGACATTGCAGGGATCATGAAACGTACAGTTTATTCCAACAACATCAACCAGATCCAAATCTCTAAACGCTAAGATGCAAGCCGTTGAAAGGGCTTGCTATGCGATCAACTTTGTAAAGAGCAATTGCTTTAATGCTCTGGGCGAAAAGCCGTCAGCGTCCGCTCTGGCTCAAAAGCGACGATTTTGCGCCGGAGAATCAAGCTGGCTAGGCGCAAGCCTAGCGATGCCCAATATATACTGGCCCGGTAAGCCGCTTTCCACCAGAAGCGAAGTCATAGAGAGCTCCCTCTTTTTTCCGCACTATGCGCGAAGCCTCGTAAATCTCAGCGCCCGAGGGTGGGAAAATTAAGGCGCATGGCTCGTACGAACAACGGCCCCACGCCCCGAAAGCCTGCCCTATTCTATCGCTCGACAACATGTTTCGACTCTGTATGCTCACGCCCGTTACCCCATACATTGAGGCTGCAATGGACGCGAACAACCTAAGCGCACCGAATCCGATCGACGAATTCCTACCTGAGATTTTTGAGCGTGAGGCCAAAGGGTATTTGACAGATGCCCTCACCATTCCCGCCTTCGCCATGGAAAGCTTCGCGCTAAATGAGGCCCAGTCGCTGGCTGCCGTGGCCTTCGTTGCGGATATCTTCAAGGAGATGTACCAGAAGGGTGGCTTGAAAGTCGCAGGGATGGTCCAAGACCGCATGCTCTTCGGCTATGCGCTCGTGTTCGCTCATCCGAACGAACCTCACTTGCCGGTCTACCTGCACAAAATTTTCGTGATGGAGCAGTACCGTGGGAAGGGCTTAGGCCGGCAAATGATGGAATCTCTGACGGACGCGCTCGGGTCTATCGCTCTGTTATGCCCGCTTGACAAGATTGGCTTTTATAAGGGTTTGGGGTTTGTTGAGATGGGATATGATCGACCGCAGGACGCAAACTACCGGCTCTCGCAGCACCTCTACAGTGATCTGGTGTTGATGACGAACAATGACGAAGCAAGCACGGCACCGTTCTTCCTGCTGAACGACAATGACCTCTATGGGGCGCTGGGTCTGAAAAAGTGAGTCTGGGCAGCAGCGACTAGAACTTCGCGGTCGCGGGCTTGCAGTCGCCGATAAAGGCAGCGAACTGTTGGCCATCGTCGAGTTCGTACGTCAACACGCCGCTCCCGCTAAGTCGATTCAAACTTATACGAAGCCTGACGACTTTCCGACCAAATCGCTCTGTAGGAGGAACGATAAGCGGGAACGACGAATACCACTCATTCGTGACAGAGAGATCGCCGGTGATCTTCCCCGATAGTGGCGTCATGACCGTTAGCGCCCGGCTCTGCAGATCAATCTGTATTGTCAGTTGTCCACGCGCTCCCTCGCTTCGACCAAACCCGTCTTGATGCGCCCATATTTCGCCTTCGCACAAAAGGTATACGCCGGCATTTGGTTTTGTCTGCGCGGCGGCAGAAAGGGCCCACGCGCCGAAAATGGATGCAAAGATGATGGCTCGACGGCTCATGAGTCTCTCCACTGATGTCGGCGGGGATTACGAACTTACGCTTTGCCCTAACGCATGAGTTAAGCCGAACCGTGGCGGGACGGCGACTGGGTGCGAGCAAGGGACATGGGGTCAGATTTTTTTCCCTGCCGCAATCGTCTGCTTCGGGCCGAAAATCGCCTCTCCGGTAGTGTGAAAATCAAGCTGGACACTAGCAATCCTTAGGATTGCCAATATAAATATATCTGACAGCACCTAGGGATGCTCCGATCAACTTGCCGCACGGCGGCGGCAAGTCGAAATTTCCTCGGGACGCACCGCTATTTGCCAAAAAACGACCGATGCTTCGTGTATTGAGGGCTATTTCGTCTGGTCTTCCGTGTTAAGCACGCAACTCGCCCATACCCATCAGCTGTTTTCGAACCATCCACAGGTTTGACAGGGCGAACAGCGTGGTCAACTGAGCTGTGTTTTTCATCAGTCCACGAAAACGCACTTTAACGTAACCAAACTGCCGCTTGATCACCCGAAACAATGGGATGGACTCCTCCTCACCTCGGCATCTTGAGTGCCAGACTGAAGGTGTGAACCACAGTCAAATGCGAGAAGGAGTCCAACCATGATGGATTGGTCATAGCAGTCCCTCAACGGTCCGGACAGATTGGCTAGGTCAGCGTTCAGCCTTTTAACTAGCGGAACTCGAAGAACTCATAACGCAGATTGCCTTCTGGAATTCGGTGTTCGCGCATCAGTTCCTTGACCTGAGCCAGCAGCCCTTCGGGGCCGCAGAAGCTGATCTGGATTTGCCCTGGATCGGTTTCGCCGGCAACCCGCCGCAAGGTTTCGGCCAGTTTGTCGGCACTGCTGTCATGGCCGACGAACTCGGCGCCGCGCTCTTCAGTCATCGTCTTCATCTGCTCGACACCGGGGAACGCCCGTGAGGGGTTGAAGCAGTAAACCAGCGTGACATTGTCGAAGCGCTTGGCAGCTTTGTCCTGCAACCAGGAAACGAATGGTGAAATGCCCACCCCGCCACCGATCCAGATTTCCCGCTGGGCATCGGGCAGGCGCTTGAAGTGCCCGTAAGGGGCATAGATATCGGCTAGCATGCCGACCTTGACCTGTTTGCGCAGCGCTTGGGTGTAGTCGCCCAAGGCGCGGATCACGAAGTGGATGTGGCCGTTGTCTTTATGGGCACTGGCGATCGTAAACGGGTGCGGCTCACGCAAACCCTTTTCCTTCATGGCCAGGAACGCGAATTGCCCCGCCTTGAACGGGAAGCCGCGATGGACCGGTGCCAGCTCCAAGTGCAGGGAGCCTTTGGCGATGGACACTGCAGCAACCTTGTACTCGCCGGCAGTGGCGATGAAGGGGTAAAGCACCAGCTTGTACAGTGCAGCAATGACCCCCAGGCCACAGAGTACGGCCAACCAGATGCCAGAGGGGCTGTTCAAGGTGATCGGTGACTTGAAGCTCAGCCAATGGGCAATGACGATCAGAAACAGCGGGCCAGAGAGCTTGTGCCACCAGCGCCAGACGCTGTAGGGGATGTTTCGGTTCAGGGCCAGCAACACGATCATACCCAGTGCCACATAGCTCAGTTGGCGCACCATGCGGGTCCAGTACTTGGAAAACTCCACAATCGCGGCACTGTTCCAGGCGTCCAGGTTGGCTTTGAACACCAGGTGGTAGCTGGCGAAGACCAACGCCCAGATACCCAGCCATTTGTGCGTTTCATACACCCGATCCAGCCCGCCGAACAGTCGCTCGATGAGGTGCCAGCGAGCGGCCAGCAGGCATGAAACCGCCATGTTGGCCAACGCCGCGGCACCCAGCACCAAGCTGAGGGTGGCCGAGGTTATCCAGGTATCAGAAGGAATTTCGAGCAAAATGGTAAGCGTGGTGATCAACAGGATACCCACGACGCAGTGCCAGCTTTTCAAACGGTTAGCCTCCAGTTATCAGCGTGAATAGCCTAACGGTTTTCGAAGCGGTCGGCGCTGACCTGGGTCACGGGCGTGTCGAAGGTGAAAGCAATAACGGTATTGTCGTTCCGCGACGGGAAGCTCCAGCCCAGCGGGAAATTAAGGCTAGATAAACCTCTGAATGCGGTAATTCAGCTGTCTTCCCTAGTGTCCCACCCAGCCGCTGAGAATCAAGCTGGGCCCCAGCAATCCTAACGATGGTCAACCTAAATTATTTTGACAAACTGCTTTTAGGCAAAATCGGCCCCTTGCACCCCTTAGAATTATCCCCATGATGGTATTGGATGCAGTAGCCCACCAAAGTACCGGCCCGCCTAGCTCGCCCGACCTTATTTCTTCACCTTTTTAGCAAAATTTAAGCAGGCCTTCGCACAGGCGTGTCACGGGCACTACCGATTCTTTAATTGTGGACTCTTGGAGTCGAGCATTGCTATGGGCGGGTGCTAGTAAGTCACCCTCACAACATTCGGCTGCTACGCTTTCCCGTTCACGGAGGAATTGCGATGCCAAAAATCAGACCTGTTCCCTTCTCTGCTTTACAAAATCAACGAAAATCATGACTTGAAAATGATGACATGGGCCTGTGCCCCCCCCAAGTTTTCTAACGTGACGTAGGTTTTGCACTGCCAAGTGCCGCACCCTCATCTCCGGCCTGAAAGGAACCGGCGAGTGATCAGCCGATAGAAAAGAATCGGGCTGGCTGTGTAGAAGGAAAAGAATGAACCGAAAACTGTGAAATTGAAGGAATAAAAGGTAATCTGACAGCAAATGTATCGGCGTAGTATAGACGACCGAAAACACTAGATTATGGGGAAGCACATTTGAGAAGGCTGAGTAGTTTAGGCATTTACAATATGCCCAATGTGGGCCGCAATGTATCAATTGAACTAAAACCAGACAATAGTTTTTTAATTCTGACCGGGTATAACGGATCAGGAAAGTCTCGAGTTATTTCCTCTTTGCTCGAAACATTAGCCATGGTTAGAGATCATGACTACTCATCAATCGGGCATGACTGGGTAATGAGCGTCAAATTTGAAGATGGGATTGAAGTACGCTCCATAAAAATGGATAGAGGTAATATCCCACATGAAAAAATTACTTCGAAAATAGGATCGATTATGTCCAAGCGGCATTCTCTTTCTCAAACATTTAACGAAGCCGAAACCTTTATAAAATCAGGAAAAGATAAAACACTTTACTCTGGTTCAAAATCCGACAACGAAACTCGAAACCGTAGTTTTTGCGGAGCTATTTTATTTGATTTAACCGAGCCAGAAGAAGAGTTTGTTTCATCTTTAGGTGTAGTTGCCTACATCAATGACAACATCTATTTTAATCATGAAAGAAAACTAGAAAATGCAGTTTTAAAACGGGGCGTAAATCTTGACGACACCCTACTTGTGCTCACTACAGAGTTTATTTCCTCTAGCACTGTAAAAGAAGTAGTGAAAGACAAGATTGAACACTCCGTTCAAGAAATTATGACAGAGTATCTTTCCTTATCGAAGAAAAACAAAACAAAGGCAAGCGAAACTAACGCAATAGAGTATGTCGCCGCACGCATAAATGCTGAAAGTATTCTGCAGGATGGGGACAGCTTATTTTCACGAAACGAATTATTTGTCACACTGAACAAATTTTTCAAAACGACCAAGCGCAAGCTAGTTTGGCGAAACAACATGATTTGCCTAGAGTTGAGTGACGGCCTTATAGTTGAATGGTTTTATTTCTCCAAGGGGGAGAAAGCCCTGCTTGCCTTGTTTTTAATGGTTTATCTTTACCGAGACAGCTCAATATTTTTATTGGACGAGCCGGAAGTATCGTTACATGTAGAATGGCAAAAAATGATCTTCCCAGCTTTACAATCAATAGCACCAAATTCACAGTTCATTGTGGCGACTCATTCTCCATTTCTAGTAATGAATACGGGCCGCGAACAGATTGTGAACATGGCTAAATTTGGCATGGATACGAAATAGTATGCTGAGCAGTTCCGAGTTTGGGTTTGTTATAGATGCGATCGACATAGAAAAATTGAAGTATTTCAACTCTGACGGTTCAGAGCGCGAGACAGTTATGGTCTGGGTTGAGTCTCGTGCAGACAAACGATTCTGGAGTGTATTTTTACCCGACAGTGACAGATATTCATTTGATCTAAAAATTGCAGACGAGTTCGTCTCTGAAGATGGTGTGGTAGCCACTGGCTGTAAACGATTGATGGCTCTAAAGAACAAGAAAGAGATCATTTTAGGAAAACATAATATATTTTGCTTAGATAGCGATGATGATTTTTTAGTCTCCCTATATGACCCAGCGATAAGAGCTGGACACGGGCATATATATTACACAAACATTCACTCCATAGATAACGCCTTTCTTCATCCTTCCCATGCCGACCGTGTTCTCGAAAACTTGACCGCTTGTCGACTAGTTTCGTTAAAGTTCAAACCATCGGACCTACTTAATGAATTCAGCTCTGATGTATTAGAGATGGTAAAACTTCTTTCATTCTCTCTGAAATACATGCCAGACGTCGGCATTCCTTTCAGAAAAGAGCTGCAGTGCGAAATGGCCTCGTTGAAAACTATAGAAATAGACCAGCCGCTATCAACATCTGAGATATATCAACAGTTTCAAACAAAAATTTCCGACCTCATTACTAATCTGCAAACAGAAATAGAAAAATCAGAAAAGCAGCGGTATACGGAATTTGAGAAAGTCGTTATGGGTGCCGGCCTAAACAGATCCAACGCTTATTTATTTATAAGAGGCCATGACATGTTCGAAATGGTAGTATCTATTTTTGAGCGCATTAGCAAAGACCTACGTGGCCGGGAAGTAACACGAATAAAGAAAGCATACGCAAAACCTGGCGATGCGATTAATGCCGTACACAAAGAGTGGTCAGAATTCGGACATTCATTAAAAATTAGTTTTTACACAGCAAACTTAAAGATAGATTTTTTTTGTGAGACGCTCGACAGCATTCAACGCGACTATGGCTAACTAAAAACCATCTAGACTTCTATTTTTACTGCACACTTTTATACGAGTCATATATATTGATAAAATAGAGACGTTGAGGAGATATCGGTTTGCCCACTCATTGAGGAGCTGTTGGATCGTCGCCAGGTCATTCCACAAAGGCGAAAACATACTCGCATCGACGGCTTCGCGGTTGAGGATAGTCTTCAGATAAGCGTTTGCGTCGATGTTCATAGGCTCGCACGGGTTGCTCGCGATGTTTAAGCTATAGAGATCGTATGGAGAAACCGCTCCACTTTCAATTTTCGAGGATTCGGGAGTATCTATTTCGCAGCGGACCGGACTCTATCCTCTTGAGCCTGCACGGCAGCGCTGCACTGCGGTCGCCCGGTGACACTATCCCTTTGGTCACCCCGCCTTTGGCGGCTGCCATCCCAAAACAGGCCCGACATGAACCGAAATGCCGTAGGCAAATGACTCCTCTTTATAAGGAGCCCCGCAATAGAGGATGGCCACGCATTCTTTCGCGAGCATTTTGTAAATATCATTTTCAGTTCCGCAACTATATAGCAACGCAACACTGAAAATTTGCTCGCCGTGGGAAGCATCGACGGTCATATAGAGCGCCTTATCGTCAGGCTCGTTGACTTTCAAATTCCAGCCAGCGTCGCGTAAAGGCCGAACCAAATCAGTCATGCATTGCTGAGAAAGTATCCCCTTACGAAGCAGAACGCCATTGTCTGCTGGCAATACTGGAACAAGGCGTCCATGTTTTCGAAAATGATCCTGTTCCGCGAGCTTCAGTTTCATCTGAACATCCCCCCGAAGTAGAGCCTGTTGCCATAGCAAGGTACTATCGTCATTCATGTCAGGGAGCAAAAAAGAGACGCTATGAGAGGCGTCGTACCAGGATTCGATAGCTGCAAGTGTCGCAAGCGCGACCACCATCCGAGCAAAATTCGCAGGTTTCTGCCATGACGCTGCGGTGCCGTGCGCAAACATGTGCCGATTAAGCCAAGTCACACCCCGGTATTCGCTGGTATTACAGAAAAAATGATTCTTGAGCCATCTCCGAAACGTCTCAAAGGCGAAAACACGCTCATCCTGCCCGAATAAATAATCACAAGTCCTATATTCAGACGGCACCCACATGCGGTCAAAATGGAGTTGTGCGGCAGTTTCGATCGCGCGGTTTACTGCATGATCAATTTTATCCGGGGCAGTAGCTTTAGCACCGAGATCAGAAACTATTCTTGTCAGACTGCCTTCGATTGCCGGTATCAAAGCTCCGACACTGGTAGCCCAATAACCGCTATATGCACCTAAGTAAGCCTCCCGCGCCAACGGCACGATTTCTTTAAGGCTGCGAGCAAGAGGCAAGATCTGTTCGATGCAAACCGCTTGGAAAGCCAATGTGTAAAGCGTTGAGGTGTGATAGTCGAAAAGATCAAGCGCCCGCTCTCTCGCTACATTTCTGACAGAAGAAAGCAGCTTAGATATTTCACCCATCGGTAGCCATAGCGGCATAAACCACTCGACCTTGTCCCAAAGAGCGGCTTGATCGTCGTGTTGCTTTCGCCTTATTTGCCAGTTCTCATCGCCGGACGCTGGAATAGTTGGGAAGCATGCTCTGCCACCGTCGACGGTTAGGACAATACACGGCGTCGGATTAAAGACGCCGATATCTGCAAGCTTCGCGACCGGATTAATGAGCCTCTTGTCGTTAGCCCATTTTGCAATGAGTTCCGGTGTCAAAGCGCACAGCGACGACTCATTAAGCGCGCGGCGCCAAATTCCACTGAATTTCATCTCGAGATCAGAGAAAGACATTGAGCCCATCCAAAGTGCACTCGTAGTTAATTTTGTTCAGAAATTTACCACGTTTTCTGGACACGGCTGCCGCTGAGCATGCGACAAAACGAACGTCCGCTCCATCTTAAAAGTGGCCTGATATGTCGCGTTGAATCGACCGGCTGCAATGGGGCCAGGCTGTGTGAAAACGCATACACCGTCTTGAAGTCTGCGTTGCTACGCAAAATCTGGCAGCGTTTGGCTGGTCAGCAGACCTAAAATTGCGTAGGAATGCGATTTTCGTTGCGGTTCTGAGTGTCAAACTCGCTATAAAACGTTTTCACACAGCCTGGGTCGATAGCTGAGCTTACGACCTACAGCTCCTCGCCCACCGTCGCTCAACTTGCACTTTTATTAAATGCACGACACCTTCCACAGATGGTCCAGTTTCGTGGTGTAGCTCTGGCTCATCATTTCCCGTCGCATGCCCCAATCTGGGTTGCTGGGCACGCTAGCGACTCGGAGTGTCCCTTTACCCCACCGTCCGTTTATTTGGTCCAGCACCGCCATAACCCTGGTGGCCTCGGCCGGCTGGGTTATGGCAAACAGGTCGTCAGTGTACTCGCCGGGCTGGCATAGGTTCAGCAGCAGTACTTCCGCCTTGCTGTAGTTGAAGCCAGGGCGGAACACACGATCGAGCGCATCGACTGCTGCCTCGGTCAGCAAGCGCACGTCATCCGTCGGGTATGGCAGGTCGACCACTACCCCATTGGCGTACTTGGCTTCCTCCGGATTGAACATCCCGGTGCGAATGCTGACCCTGATTTTCTTGCACAGGGACTTCTGGGCTCGAAGCTTTTCAGAGGCCCGCATCATGTAAGTAGCCACTGCCTCCTTGATGGGCGGGAGCTCTTTCAGCCGTTTGCCGAACATCCTGCTGCAACAGATCTCCTGTTTCGGTGGATCGGGCTCGTCAAGTTCCAGGCACGGCGTGCCGGTCAGCTCCCGGGCGGTCTTCTCGATCACCACACTGAAACTCTTGCGCAGCGACCAAGCGTCGGCCTTGGCCAGGTCCATCGCGGTGTTGATGCCCAGGGCGTTCAAGTGCGCTTTCATGCGCCGGCCCACGCCCCACACTTCACCCACGTCAGTGTTGCGCAGCACCCAGTCGCGCTTCACCGGGTCGCAGATATTCACCACGCCGCCGGTCTGGGCCTGCAAGCGTTTCGCCGTGTGATTGGCCAGCTTGGCCAGAGTCTTGGTCGGAGCGATGCCGACGCCAACCGGGATGCCGGTGCAGCGCAGCACCTGGCTGCGAATCTGCCGGCCGAGAGCGTCCAGACCTTCAATGCCGGTCAGATCGGCGAAGGCCTCATCGATGCTGTAAACCTCGACCGCCGGCACCAGCGATTCGATCAGCGTCATCACCCGCTCGCTCATGTCGCCATACAGGGCGTAGTTCGACGAGAAGGCCACGATGCCGTGTTGCCGCAGCTTCTGTTTAATCTGGAAATACGGCTCGCCCATCTTCACGAATGGCTTGGCGTCGTAGCTACGAGCAATGACGCAGCCGTCGTTATTCGAGAGGACCACGATCGGCACCTTGGCCAGGTCCGGGCGGAATACCCGCTCGCAGCTGGCATAAAAGCTGTTGCAGTCGATCAGCCCGAAAACCGGCGCTGGCTTAGACATGGCTGCGCACGCTGCCGGTGATCACACCCCAGATCGACAGCTCGTCACTCTCGAGGATGTACCGCGGCGGGTACTTGGGGTTTTCCGACATCAGGATCACGTCCTTGCCTCGGATACACAGACGCTTGCAGACCGGATCGTTGTTCAGCAGCGCCACGACGATATGGCCGTGAGCCGGCTCGAGCGAGCGATCCACTATCGCCAAATCACCCTCAAAAATTCCCGCGCCCTGCATGCTCTCACCGGTGATCGACACCAGGTAGACGTGTGGCGCCCGAATGTTCAAGACCTCGTCCAATGAGATGTGTTGTTCAATGTGGTCGGCAGCTGGCGAAGGAAAACCAGCCGGCACCCTGAAAGAGCACAAGGGCAGCTTAGTGCCACCCTCCGAGATTGGACCTAAAATTGAAAAGCTCATCAGCGGCCTCTTACAAGTACTGTATATGCAAACAGTTAATTTGAAAGTTGGCCTGAGGTCAAATTTTCTTATCTGCTATTTAGGCCCACCCGTCAGAACAACCCTCCCAACGCAGACGGCTCCCAGTTCATGATTACCAGCTCGCCACTAACCTCGGCCTTACCCTGGCGCTGATTGTTGTTGCTGTAGCGAATGTCCAACGTCTCAAAGTGAAAACCCTCAAACACCCGACGAATATCCGGATGGTCGTTAATGCTGACCATCACCCTGCCCTTGCAACGGCGCATGAAGTCAGCCATGCGCTCATAGTTCTCGAACGGAAAGTCGACACCGTAACCAGCGGTCTGCCAGTACGGCGGGTCCATGTAATGGAAGGTGTGAGCACGGTCGTAGCGTTCGGCGCAGTCCAGCCAGGGGAGATTTTCGACGTAGGTGCCGGATAGACGCTGCCAGGCGGCCGAGAGATTTTCCTCGATCCGCAGAAGGTTGATGGCCGGGCCGGTGGTCGCGGTACCGAACGTCTGCCCGGTGACCTTGCCGGCGAAGGCATGGTGCTGCAGGTAGAAGAATCGGGCTGCGCGCTGGATGTCGGTGAGGATTTCGGGGCGGGTCATTTTCTGCCATTCAAACACCTGGCGTGAGCTGAGCGCCCATTTGAACTGGCGCACGAATTCTTCGAGGTGGTTCTGCACGACGCGGTACAGCGTGACCAGGTCGCCGTTGATGTCGTTGAGAACTTCAACTGGCGCTGCCTGGGGCCGCATGAAGTAGAGCGCGGCACCGCCGGCAAAGACTTCGACGTAGCATTCGTGTGGCGGAAAAAGCGGAATGAGGCGGTCGGCCAGGCGGCGTTTGCCGCCCATCCAAGGGATGATGGGTGTGGACATAAAAAGCAAGACCTTTACTGTATGGATAAACAGGTGCTAGGCTCGCCGCGCTTTGTGCACGAAGCGAGAGCCTTGGCTGGACTTGCAGGGACGTTCTGCAGGGACGGCGGCCGGGTTGGATGTTGACGCACCCAATCCGGCCGCTCTTTATTACTTCGGTGCTGCGACTTCTTTGACATACGCCTGGCAGGCCGCCAGTGCGATCAATCCTTGGTCACCGTCTCCGGTGATGCCGATAATTCGCTGAGCATGCGCTGTGTCAAGTTCGGCTCTTGTGGCTCCATGAACCACGCCGCCGGTGCCGGTACCGGCTGGCACTGAACAGCTACCGGCTGAATCCTCGGCGATGAGGACTGACAGCCGCAGATCAGAAGTGGCAAGGCGATCGCGCAGGCGAGCCTGTTTTTTTTGTTCATTGGTCAAAACCTCATGGTGAGTTTGGTCGCTGGCCGCAATGCGCTGCTCGAGCGCGAGCCGCTTCTCCTGTTCGGTGCGCTGCTGTGAGGCCGCCGCGTTGCTGATGGCAGTTAGATCGTTCTGGTACAGGCCGGATTGCTCGGCAAGCTTCTTGCCATAGCGCCAGTCCTGCACTTTCCATGTCCCGCACACAGTCAGCAGCAAAAGCGCCAGAACGCCGGCCAGTGCCATCTTCAGCGTGGCGGGACTCATGGCACATCCTTGAAGAAAATGTGGCGACCGAGCTTCAGCGTCTGCTTGGCGCCTTTGATCCAGGTCGGCGGCTTCGGCATGGTGGTCGCGTAGTAGTGCGTGGCACCGCCGGTAGGATCCGGCACTTTCCCGGACATCACCTGCTCAGCAGCAATCTGCGCCTGGGCAAACTCGCGGAACGGGATCTGCTTCGCGCCGCTCAGGTAGGCGAAGTTCGGGTCGTTCTTGTTCCAGCAGCTGAACTGGTACGGCTTCTGGCAGACGCCGGCATACCCCTCCCCCCACCAGGACTTGGCATTGCCGTCGTCCACGCGATTACGGATCGTCCAGGCGACGGCGATTTGACCGGCCAGGCTTTCGCCGCGAGCCTCACCCCAAAGGGTGCGGGCGAGGATGTCGCGGTCTTTTTCAGTTGCGTTCATAACTTTTCTCCAGGCAAAAAGAAGCCCGCGCATGGCGGGCTGGATAGCCGAAATTTGTAGTCGATAGTCGGCGGCGCTTTTATTCGTCTTTCACCCGGGCTAAATTAACTGTACATCCATACAGCATAACGAGCCCAAAATGAAAAATGTGATCGATTTGGAGCAGGCCAGAATTGCCAAGAAGTCCGAGATGCACGCCGAGCTGTTGGATTTTTTCCTGAATCAGCCACCCACACTGACACCACAGCAATGCGTGCAAGGTCGAGATATTCTGGGATGGTCTGAAGAAGCACTGGCTTTCAGGTCAGGCGCGTCAGTGAAAGCTATTCAGCAATTCGAAGCGGGCAGCCGCCCCCTGAAATGGGTCACCAAGCAAGCGCTTCAATTTGCACTGGAAGAAGAGGGCCTGATGTTTATGCCAGGATTCGCCCCATCGATGGGCAGCAACTGTCGCGGCGTAACGCCAGATCCACGCTTACGTGATGACTTTTATCTGATCGAGTAGTGACTTCCCCCTCCTATTCGGACACCGACCCAAAACAAGTATGCCCGCCAGCAGGCTACCTCTTCGGCGCGTAAGGGCTGATAGCAGACATCGTCGGCCTGCTTACGGCCAACCTTATCCGTGGCGATGGGCATACTTGTCTCTAAGGAACAAAAAAGCCGCTCAAGGCGGCGGTGGAGTTGCGTGACAGCGGTTACAAACTCACGACCTTAAGCGGCGCGTTTACTTTCTTCTTACCCTTGGCGTCGGCCTTGCCCTTGTTCCCGGCGTTGCACTCGACCGTAGTGGTCCAGCCTGCCGTGCTCCAAAGCTGCTCTACCGAGTCCGCCAGATACACACCGTCCGCGCCTTCCTTGAAGCCCAGGGCGTGCACTTGCGACTCCGCGAAAAGGTCCGTACGCCCGTTCATTTCCAACCGCACATTGGCCGTGGAGCGATTGAAGCCAGCCAGACGGGCCTTGGCCGCCGCCTCGGCTGCCGACCGGTTGGGGTGCAGGTGTCGGTCGGTATGGATGGGCGGCAATCCTGCAGTGTCGTCGTTGCCCACCTCGACCGTGACCAGCTCGCCCTTGCCATCCTGATAACTGGCCCGGGCCGCCTTCTTCACCGCATCGTCACCAAAACGGAACTGATAGCGGCTGACGTCGCTTTTGCGGATCGTCACCACCGGTAGCGTCTTGTCGCTCGCGCTTTTGCCACCATCGCGGGGCAGCACCAACAACTTGCCGTCCGCCACTTTGGCCGTGCAGTCGTATTGCTTGGCCAGCCGGGTGATGTAACTCAGATCCGATTCGCCCAACTGGTCGGCCCGCTCGACGATGGTGGTCACCGGGCATTCCGGCACCCAGCCATTACGCTTGGCGATGTCAGCCACGATGCTGGCCAGACTCACCCCCTCCCAGCTGCCGCTACGGGTGGTTTTCGCGGCGCTGCGCGTGTCGCTGGACTTGCTGCGTATGACGATGGTGTCAGGCGGCCCGGAGAACTCCACCTCGTCGACCGTGTAGCGTCCCAACAGGGTCAGCTTGTCGCCTTCCCAACCGAGGTAAACCGCGATATTGGCGCCGCGCTTGGGCAACACCATTTCGCCGTCCCGGTCATCCAGGCGCAATTCGAAGTCGTCGGCATCGATGCCGGGCTTATCGAGGGTTCGGGCCGTCAGCAGTCGGTCATTAATCAGGTCGGTAATGTCCTTGCCATCGGCAATGATGCGGTGCACAGGCTTCAAAGCAGGATCTCCAGAAACGGCAAAGCCCCGCACAGGGCGCGACTTTGGGATGAGGCGTAGGGTTTAGATGAGCGGAGTCAGTCCCAGAGCTGGACCGACGTACTGGTGGTTTCAACCACGTCCGGCAACACGATGCGCAGGCCCGCCCGGAACGGCTGCGGCTCCCGGCCAAGCCCTTCGTTGGCCTCTAGCACCGCTTCCATGGTGCCGCGCAGATGGCCATAGTGGTGATTACAAATGCTGTCCAGCAGATCGCCGTCAGATGTTCTGCATATCGTCACCATAGCGGCTGAACTCCAGGCTAAAGGTTTGCTTGCGCGGGATACCGCCCTGCAGGAACGCGCCCTGTTCTTCGGTGATGGTACTCAAACACCAGTTGCCCAGCGCCAAGCCATAACCGGTGGTCAGGCTCATGGGCACCAGCCGCCCGCCGATGGCCCGCAGGTGGTCGAGCTGCTTTAAGCCGCCCTTGAAGCTCGGAAAGATCGCACCCTTGAGGGTCAATTTTTCCTCACCCATCCCGACCGCCTGCAGTGCCGGGCGCCGGCCTAACCGCTCTTGACTGGCCCAGCGATACGCCGTCGTGCGCTGCAGCGCGTCAAAGGCAG